CATAACGTGGAATACTCAATGGCGTAAGCAGCTTATACCCGCATCTCCAGTTCTGGCAGCGGTATTCATGCACATTAACCGTTTAAAGCTTCTTTAAGCATTTCCTTGCGCTTGCGGATACGTTCAGCCGCATCGTCATCCATTGCCCCGGGCTTGGTAAGCTTTTTCATACGGACCAGACGAGGCGGAATAGAATAGTCTTTGACCTGTTCCGGAATTTCATCAGACTTGGGTGTTTCTTTAATGGGATTAGAATTATCGGCCATTTGCTTTTCTCCTTGATTTGTACCTACCATTTTCTTTATATATTTCGTAACCAGCTTCTTTTTCACCCTTTTCTGTCAAATTCCAGGTCTTGTGCTTCCTACCTTTGAGAATTAATCCAGATTTGGGTTCTCTGCTCTGCCAGTGGCCAGTTTTATCTGGCTTTATGCCGGCTGCTCGCGCAGTCTCATAATCGTAATCAGTCCCTTCCGGATCGAATTTCTTGGAAGCAATACTATCTGTTATGGTTGAAGGGTCCATCAATATTCCCTCTCGTCCTTTGGACCTTTAGTTTTATCCTGCCACTTCAGCATTCTTTTTCTCCAATGTTTTGCCGGCTTATCGGTGCCAGGATATTTTCCACCCTTAAAATTTTCTTTGGTTACCCTACCACCAGCCCAATCGCGCTCTTCAGGGGCATGTTTTGTATCCCAAAATTTTTCATGGCCATGGCCAACGCTGCCAGCCCTCTCCTTCAAACGCTTCTGCTCATGAGTAGGGATATCAGTAGATTTTTTTACAGCAACATCATCTGCAATCGTTGATGTGTCCATTTTACCTCACGCCCCCCCGGGAGTTGGTTTTATTAAAAGTTTGACACTCTCGTAACCAGCTTGAAGGGTCCATCAATATTCCCTCTCTTCATCTTCCGTCTTTGACTCGGATCCTAACCCACCCCAAGCCCTCTTAGAAGGTCTTCCTGTATTTGGATCTTTACCGGATACTATAGAAGACGCCATAACACTTTTCTTTTTATAAAGCTCTTCCTTATGCTTTGTCCTTTTTTTGTTCTTTGGCTTCCAATCTTCCTTGGGCCTTGGAAGATCCCACGGAAGATACCCTGCATCATTCCATACAGTTCCAGCCCTTTCTTTTAAGCGCCTCTGTTCATGGGTTGGGATATCGGTTGACTTTGTTACTGCTATTTCATCTTGGATCTTTGATGTGTCCATTTTATCTCACAGACTTGATTTTATTAAAAGTTTGATACCCTTTCAAGCTCGGGCATAAGCTTTTCCTGTAGGGAAGTCTTCCCCGGGCCACCCCCGGCTCCACCACCACCACCACCACCACCACCGGTCAGCGGCATTCCATCGGGGCCTACGGGCGGGGCGGCAGCCTGCTGACTCATTGCCATCTCGATCTCGGCATCGGTCGGGACGATATTGTCGCTCATTTTCAGCACCTTAGAGGACTCTCGCAAGACCTTGGCCCTGCCCGGGATACCTATGATCGCCAGGTCGGTCGGGTTGTTTGTGGCCATCAACCATTCATTTCTTCTGGCCTGCAGCTGCTCGGCAACGATCAGATATTCACTCGCTCGGGCAACGACATTGATATCGCCTTGATAATCGGTATTGTCGTTCAAGAGGATATGGACCCATGTGTCGTAGACTACCTTCTTGATAACGCCGGAATCGATCGACATGATTGCATCTTTGATAATCCGCGAGGCCGCGTTCATCAGCATGGATAAACCATGGGCTGTCTGCCCGGCACCGGAAGCAGCCGAGCCAACACCCTGCTCATAGGCGGGAACGCCAACCTGTTCACTGGCCTGGCCGAAGAAATAATCGTAGACCTTTATCAACTTCTCGGTCATCATGTTGGGCTGATAGAAGTGGATGGCCTCTCTATTATTACCGATCGGATCTGATTTAGTCTTCCATATCTTCCATGGGTAAAGCTTTTCGATATTTTCACCACCGTCCAACCGGTCACGGTGAACTTCAACCTGTGGACCGGATGCAATGGCCATATTATTTACCAGAGCCCTGGCGGTCGCATTGCATACACGCTGACAATCTTCCATGAGCTCTGGCGGGGCTATACCCCAAAGGGAATCATTACTCTGCTCGAAACTGGCACAGTAATAAGGTTTTCGTTTTAATGGATCTTCATTAATCCTGGCCATGACAACATAGCGGCCGATAAGGATTGCGACAATAGAGACAGGCTCGGCAGGGTTGCCGATCTTTTTCTTGTCCATACCCCACTCGATCAACAGCGTCCCGGGTACTTCACCGTGATATTCAAGACATTCGATGACGGCCTGGGGATCTTCCTGCTCATTGGGACGGAATTCAAGATTGGCCCGTTCTTGATCGGTCCATAACCAATCGGTTAGGTTACCGTTTCTGTGCTCCATCAGCACTTGATCGATGGTATTATTATCGAACCCGTCAACATCCTTCATTGACATAAGGTCCGACTGGCGTAAGCGCATGCGCTCGATCAAGTAGCCATCATTGATACCTTTGGCCGCGGCAGACATATAGATGTCGAAGGGACTGATACGTTTCCAGGTCCGGATGTTTTTCCAGCCCATGGCCGGCTTCATTTTACCGTTTTCATCGGGCTCCCACACAAGGGTTCTCTCGCGTCGGATGACTGGACCTTTGAGGAATGCTGACGGGTATGTAGCGAAATCTTTAATAAATAAAGATACTTGCTCGTAGAATCCACCCTCTCGGAAGTTGTCGTCGATATCGCGCTCGATCCTTGTTGCCTCTTTCTTGGCAATCTTCGTAGTCTCCTGGCGCTTCTCATCCCGCAACTCCCATAGGCGCATATCAATCATTTCGGGTGTGATAGCATCTGGGCCAAAATTACCCATGATCATCTCGACCTCACCCTGGACCTGGACAGCGAGCTCCATCTCTTCCTCAACCGGAAGGTCGGGGACCGGGGTCGGATCTATGCCCCATGGTTTTTCACCGGAAGGCAGCATGACGTCCCTTATCATTGCCTCGATAGATCGGCACTTGACACTGGTCAACATCATATAGATCTCGGACCCACCGAAGGCTCTGATGGCATTCAGATCGTCCGGATCATATTTACCCTTCCTCTGGCGCAGGCACTTGAGCAAACGCTCTTCGACAAACCATTTGGTATTCTTTGCGGATGACCAGTGCTTCAAAAGATGACTGGCAAGATTTATCGTCATTGGTTTATTTTGAAGCATATCAGCACGTTTCGAGACTTCCATAGCGTCGAGCTGATTATTATTCAAAACGCGCAACATGCCGGGACGAGGCGGGGCAACAGGAGCGCTTGGGGCGTTGGGGGCGTTGGGGGCGTTGGGCCTGGTCCCCTCTGGTATTGCTAATGGCATTAGTGTTTCCTTTTAGATGCCTTTATCGGGTTTAATTTGTGCTTATTAACACTTGATGATAACTCTTTGATCGAGCATAACGCACACCCCCCAAGTCTCTCTCTTGATTTAGGAAAAGCGTAAGATTCACAAACAAATCCAGCAGGATACTGCATTGCGTACATTGGGACAGCGTCGGTCAGCCCAGAAGGTTCTCGGACCTTATCGCACATTAAAACATTGTCGTCCTTGTCCTTCTTGATACACATCCCCTCAACTATTCCCGTATGACCTTCGTACATAAATCCCCCTCGTTTTGAATGTGAAATCCCAGGCTCCCGGCCTGGTACCGCGTCGCCAAATAGCCCAGAAACCAGCGCAGCATAACGGAGTCATTATTCTACCGGTCAAGGGGCTATCAAACCACTGCTCCCACTCTGAATTGTCAATCTGGTAGATTTTAGCGCATTTTGGACACTCTGCAGATGTAGGAGTTAAATTAGCAACTGTTTCCCAAATTACATCAATCATATAAAATAGATAGAGTGTAAAGGGTTATTGGCCTACGTCCATCCCCGGGCGTTAGATTTACCGACCTCAGACTTCCTTACATCCTCTGTTACAGGCGGCCCAGGAGCGTTCAGAGACATCAGTTTGTTATTGACGGCCATTGTTGCGAACGCCGATGCACCGTTGGAAGCCCAGTCATGGTAGGGAGTGTTTTTCCAGGCCCCCGATTTTTCATTCCACTCTTTGCGGTATGAATCGAGCGTGGCAAGACCTTTTTCACATGAAGCTTCATCAAACACACATATTTTGAGTATGTTTCTAACGAGCTGGATTTGGGTCGGTATACTAACTCGGCTCCCCACTCCAAAGTTAATTCCAGCTTCCGCGGCAGTCGCCAAACGCGTTTTGCCAGATGTGTATTCATGTACGACAATGTCGTGCGGTGCCATCCAAACTCCATAAATAAAACTGTATTTCTTTCTGAATTCGTCGCAGTATTGAGCATAATGCATCATACCTTCGTTGGCGTTCTCATAATAGTGGATAACGTGGATCTCTCGTCCTACGTTCTGGGTAAACCATATCGCATTAACATCATTGTACCCAATATCCCACCAGGTATCGACCAAAATGCTATCCTTTATCGGGACAACAGTAACCCGGCCCTCTTTTCTGGTCTTCATCATCTCTTTGAAATAATATGCACCCTCGACCGACTGGTGAAAAGCCTCTTCAGGTGTTGATGGATGTTCCTGCATCATCAAATCACCCTGAGTGCTCTCTTTTTTGACGTACCAGGCTTTCTGCTCGATAGACAATGGACGTCCTAATAAGAATTCAATCCTCTCGAAATATTTATCGTGCCTATCGTAAAATACAACCCCGGTCGGTTCCACCCTGTTCAGAAGGTTTGTATCCCATCCGAAGAAGAAGAATTTATAATCCATCTTGTTCAGTTCCGCTGTTCCAGCCTTGATGGACTTGTCCAGCTTCATGGCAGTTTTGCACATATCATAGAAGCGCCCCTCGCGGCCTTCAGCAGTCGACTCGATAGATACCAGCATGCCCGGGTGGATGGCGTTAAGGGTACCAGATATCACTTCTTTGGCCTTCAAAGGATAATGCGCGCACATTTTACCGAACTCTGAGATATGGACCAGGTGATATGTCCCAGAACGTCCTGAAGTCGTCACCCTGATGCTTGAACCATTTGCGAACACAAGCTTCTTCGAGCTGGACCGTTTGGCCGGCATAGCCTCTCTGACATGATCAGGAAGGTTATTATAAGCGAATAGGATCTTCTTTTCGAAGAAATCTTCAGCATCTTCTCTATTGTGAGCGATAATACAGGCGTGGGTGTTTGAATTAAACAAGCAGATATCGAGATAAAGCAAACAAACAAAGGTAGTTATGCCATGCTGCCGACTCTTGAGGATTAGATTACAATACCAATATCCCAGATATAAGAGCTTCTGGGCATAATTCATATGAAAATCAATGACGGTTTCGACATTTAAAGGCTTGTCATCATCATCCTTAAACTCCCCGGGGACGGCGGCAACGATCTTATACAGATTATCAAGACGCCAGCGCTGGTTACCCATGTTCTTGGCCAGCTCTATGGCAGCTGTGGCCTCATCAATGGGTATGCCGAACTCAGCGGCCAGCTCGTCTGGGCGTCTGTCCTCAATACTGGATAAATCGGTCATTATTTACCTTGATGCTAAAATGGCAGGATAAATGGCAGGATGTGGCGCAATATTGCGTTATTTGTCGCAATTAGATGGTGATCCCGGTGGGAGTCGAACCCACGCCAACAAGTTGAAAGCCTGATTGCCCTTGCCCTTTAGGCATACGGGATCATGAATGGTGCGCTATTCTATGACAATTGGAGCAAAGCGGAATACACTGTAATATCTCATAAAAGATACGTTCTGAAGCATGTCCATCCCTGATCATGTTTGATATTCTGGTATGATCCCTGGATTCATCTGGGTTGTGGAAGTCACAGCAATAAGGGTGTTTTTTAAATGAGAAACCACAATGGAAGCACAGCAAACCCATTTTAAATTTAGTTATTTTAGCACGAAGAGCCACAATCCTTTTGCAATTTTTCTTTATGCGCTGTTTCCTATGCCTACGGTAGCCTCGTCTCTGACATGCAAGCTGATCCTCATGGTTCCTATAGGCCATCTTCTCCCCCGTTTTCCTCTACTAAAGCATCGAAATACAGCTGTATTGCAGCCTGATATGCCTCTTCTTTGGTGCGGTAAAACTTTGGTGAGCTCAAATGCCTCTGCACTCTCCAGGGTTTGTGATCATATTCAGGACACGCATGGCGGTCAATATATTGGACAGTTACGTTATCATAATAGTAGCTTGTGCTATTCGAGACCATTGACACATCCTTTCTTTTGCAACTGTTTCGCAATGTTCCAAGACCGCAATCAATGCACTTGATTTGTTAGAACGCTTGTATCTACTACCTTGCCACTTCTTACACTTGCGACCATGATCTGTTTTGGTGCGACAATCAAAGAACTCACATAACCCACCACCAATAGAGTCATTTTTCCACTTAACGAAGTATTTACAATTTCCACAGTTTTTTTTTGTTTCATCTGTCAAAGCTACTTCCTAAGTTCAAAATGGCCCCAATCATTAAAGGTTTGTGGAAATACCATGTTGGACATTTTCCAGTCTCCACCCCACCTGATAGGGACCGCAAACTTCCGAGCTGCTGCCATTATGTGGCCGGCAAGATATATGAACCGATTTGGTTTATCCCAGTCTATAGGATATGGAGCAATATCAACAGCTTCAGATGGGTCAGTGTTGTGCTTGCTGGTGGGCCATGGACTCTTACTCCAGCCCTCATTAAATATCTGAGTCTGCTCAAGCTGTCCACGATGCCCTGATATTATTGAGAAATCGAAATAAACGATGACATCATTAAGGACCAGGACAATATCAGGATGCACATTGTCTAACATTAATTTAGATTTCTTGCCAAAGTTAGGCATTATTTCTCCGTGTTAAACCACAAGATATCTCTGATTTGGGTTAGGACATTAAATATCTTGTAGAAAAGAACTAAAGCGATTGGAACCCCGATAATAAATAGAGTGTCTGAAATATAATCAATCATTTAGCACACTCGTCACATAAGGTTTTGATCCACCCATTGCTACCAGCGATAATACCCCGGGACTTGCCGGGAGCACCGCATTCTTCGCATATCTTTTCGGAGCATTCTTCGAAATCATCAATTATATCAAAGACAACGCTCGATGTCGAAGGGTCTGCTACACCAACATAGAAACGCAATGTACCATACTTTTCCTTGACCTGAAAAGCCTTGGTCATTGGGGACAGCTCACATATCTGACGGGACAGCTCGTCAATCAGATCGAACCATCCATCACCGCACTCAAAACCGAACACCATTAGATTCTTCTGTATCCCTTCATCCTTACCTCGGTAAAGCATCGGATATCGATTAAACAGTTTTTCGGTCTTCTCTGGGCTCATTTTAAATAACCTTTTTGAACTAAAAACGCATATAAATATGGGTCAAAAATAAATTGGAAAGAGCCCCCCGGCCCAAGGCTTCAAATCCTTGTCCATAAACCGGGAGACCTATTCAGCTTATGTTGTATCCTGGGCCGCTTCATCCCAGTACATCTATGGTCCACGGTGCTCCATCGTATCTTATAAGCCTATTCCATTGGCAGACCCTAATGACCATATGGATGATCTCGGGTGATCCCTGCCGGCCACCTTACTCTCAAGGTGTAAGTCGCGGTGTCCTTTGTTTTTCGGTCGCAGCAGCTTCAGATTACCCATGGGTTTTGAGAGGCTACCCCCTCTGTCTTAGTCACCGTTTATAGACAGACTTGATAACCCGGTCTCCCGGGTGACTCGACCCGGGTATCTGCCAGACCCCATCGGAGTGCGAATTCTAATGGGTAGGTTGCACCTTAAACTGGGTTCTCCCGGGTGATTGGTCGCGGATGGTGGAATCGAACCACCCCCACCACGCTTCCAAAGCGCAGCAGACACCTTGCCTGTATCCGCGTAATTAGTTTAATTAATAGATAATTTGCATACTTATAGTATGCAAACTATAAAAATTGGTAGCGGGGGTGGGATTTGAACCCACGGATCTCCGGTGTATGAGACCGGGGCCTTACCGGGCTTGGCTACCCCGCATCAAAATTTTAGACTGAATCAGGATCATCCATACGAAGATCAGCCATATCGTCATCGTTAAGCATCTGGATATCACCTGGCTCAAGTACAAGCGTATACATATCATCTTCTGCAGATTCATCAGCGATCGACGCTATGTGAGCGTCAACAAAGGCGCGGTCGTCAGCCTTTGCTGTTGCTTCAACCTCTGCCATCTTGCGCTGGCTTATTTCCCAGTCTGTTTCAATGGGCTCTGCCGGGTCTTCCGGACCAGAATAGATCATTTGCTCGTCAATAACCGAGAGCTCCTTTTTAAGATCTTCCCCTGCTGACCTGATAACACTTTCATACTCGATACGAATTACGACGCAACCAGATTCTTTTTCTACATTAACCTTGACATCAGTGCTATCCGACGCAGCAGCTGCGAGCTTACCAAATGCAGCGCACATACGAGCAGCAACACGTTCGCCGGCAAGCTCAATCTCGCTTGCAACCAATACCTTTACAGCCGATTCAATAATCTTTGCTTCTACCATGATAATGTCCCCCTGTTGAATTGTTTACACTTATTTAAAACTGAGGACACTATAACATAAAAGAATGAATTAAGGTACTGGGTTATAAATCTTTTTTTAGATTATCAACAGCTACTTTGATATCGTCCCATGAATCACACGGAGCTCTACCAACTCCAATAACCAGAGGGGTATCCGGGCCATGACGGTTATCAAATGCGCCAGACTCGCAAACAACTGAAATTGTATCACATTCACCATCCGTTGGCGGCATATCTATCTTTATAACATAGCACATTTGGCCCTGTTCTCCGATAAATTGCATACCATCCAATAAACCCCAGTCGGCCTTAACAAAATCAGCTGCTACCCAGTCCGGAGCGTTTTCCCAATAGTTATAGCCGCCACCAGCTGTCCTCTCTACCCTTGAACTGGGGACAGTCGAGCATCCGAATGTAACCACCAAGAAAATAATAATGAGCAACACACCGATAACCTTGCGGTAGTGACGGTTTAGCCAGCCATCAACAGCTGACAATGGACCACCGAAGATGCCATTAACTAAATCTCGGATACGAATTAAGTAGCTCATAATATTATCCTTTCTTTCTTTTATTAGGCTATAAGCCCCGTTCTTGTGCGGCCTCAAACCCTTCCTTTATCACGGCCTGCTGCCGGCGATACATCAATTCGGATATCAGAAGCTTGGTCAATACCTTCCAGACAATGGCGATTGCGGCCGGCACCATCTGTCCGGTCCCCATGAAATAGCCGGCCAGGAATAGAACGATATCCCCGGTGGCACCGACGACCTGGATGGCTGTTTGTATCTTTCTACTCGTCATCTTTCCCCCAGTTCCATCCGTAAGTTACTGATTTAGCAATCCAATCAGCCTCTTCCCAGGTGGCCCCCTGCGCCAAATAAGTCAATATTAACCATTTAAAGGAAATAAAGCGCCTGATTTTTCTATAACGTAACTTCATTATACACCACTCATTCCATGACAAAATATTATAGTACAATTTTTTGTATAGATTAAAGCAAGTTACTGTATTAATGCACACAAACAGAGTCTATGTTATGATGCAGTCCAGATGTTATGAGTCTTAACCTATTCCTCAATGGTCTGTAATTGGATCTTGCCAGAGTCTATGGGTTTTATCCCTGGGCGGCTGATAATGATGCACGATATACAATTGAGCACCGAGCATTAGTCTGAACCTATCCCAGAAGGTTAGTTCAACACCCTTTAGATAGGCATTGATTGGTCCTATCCGGTATTTACAACCGTAATCGCTTTTTCTCCACTTCATCAGTTACCCCTTGTGACGCATTTTAATACAGCTGGCAATACACGGTCCAAGATGGTAGAAATATGCTCCATATGTCCCTGGACAGCCTCAAGCTTCTGGGTGGTTGCTGAAGCCTCTGGTGGACTGAACCTCTCGCTCAGACCAATATACATAGCCAGGGCCTCGTCCTCTGAAAGGCACAGCTTAGAATATGGTGGTATGATTTGTCCAGGCTTATGCTCGAAATATTCATATGCCTGGGTATCCAGGTTGTAGACACCAACCGATCTACGCATCCCTTCTTCAATATAAAGGACGATATCGATACCGAACCGATTAAAAGCACTTGTCACATGGGCTTTGATATCCCCGATCATAATATTAACCCCCATTTGTGGATTATAAGAGCTGTGAGATAAAAGAATGATCCACCAATTGCAATGGCTATTGAACCCCACAACAGGATAGCAAGCCCGGTCTCAAGGATTTTTAATGATATAGGATCTTTCATGGCTCGGTCACTTCCAGGGTCACAATCTTGACCTCTCCCCGGTACATCCGGAAATAAAGCTTATCCATAACGGCCATTAGAGAAGAGACGGGCCACTCGCCGGCAATATTATGAACTTCGACATCATCCTCTGTCATTACGTTTACAGTGACTTTCATACCTCACCCCGGGTTGCCTGGTTCTCGCCCTTAACGAAATAGCGACAGTCCATACCCTTATCTGGGAAGTACCTATAATTCCCGATGCCACAATACTGACGACCACACGCACTAAACACCATAAAATGTTCACAATCAATACATTTTGCTACAGGCGCTGGCGCTGGCGTTCTCACTCCAATATTTGTTGATGGTGAATGAAACATTATTTATCCCCCTTTACGAATCCTGTGGCAGCCGGCCGCGGTTCTTACCATCGATCGACTCAATAATGTATCTAAGTGTCAGGCCCCCGGCCAGATCGATACCGTCCTGCTGCATTTTTAAGCATTTCTCCAATCTATCAAGCGACTTACCCTTGTCATAGAACTCGATCCGAACAGTTTTAATACCGTTAAACGTGCTCTCGGTAATCTTTTTTATACCCCGGCGCACGACCTCTGGGAGATCTTTAAGATCCTTCAGGGCTCCATTCTCATCCAATAGGTCTTTGGGATCTGCAAAAGCGATAGCGCTCTCTTCCTGCAGGATACGCTCTTTAGATATGGCCGCCTTGGACATGGCCTGCTTGGTCACTTGAGCTTCCAGGGTATCGAGATAATCCCTAACTGCCTCATTTGTCCGGAGAAGTCTTGAGGCGGCGGCGGCGGCCGACGTATCAGATTTGCAATTCGGAAATCCCAAACGATAGGACTTGGTCATATTGTTACTGATCAAGTAATCGTCTGCAAACATCTTTTGGCTTTTGGTTAATTCCATAGTTTTTAAGCCCAGTATATTTCCAGTCGGAAACGCCAGATTTTTAATACCCAGTATATTGCGTCACCCTTACTGGCTTTGGTTGAATAACTTGTAAAAAACTTTTTTTCCATAAATGGTTGAACATCGTATTCAAAACCTATATCAAAGTGTCTCATATCTCACCTTTTTTCCATTTTTATATACACTAAAGCTCTCATAATGCCCAATTCTAACGTCACAACGGCAATTAACTTCATCCTTGCGGCATTTAAGGCACCGCCGACCGAACATCACATCATATTGACTGCGATAGCGGTCATTGGTTGCCTTATTAGCTGAATTAAATAGATTTTCTTTCATCAGTTAACATACCCGGCGCCCGGGTCAATAGGAGCTGTTATGGCGTGTTCAGATGGCACATCCTTAACCGGTGGACGAGCAGCCGCAGGCAGCTTATTTGAACCGTCAACAACCGGCGTGAAACCAACACAGGTGACACGGTCGGAAGCGATAAGGGTCTGTTTATAATAGTCCTGCAGGCCAAGTACAAGCCCTATTCCGTCCCGCATGTCCGCCTGATGGTTTGCCTGGATGACGCTCTTTGGTATATTTATCAGGTCGCATATCATGACATGGGTTATTTTACCGATAAAATAGAACTCTTCACGGTCCTGGGAAGCCATGGTGATGTGATCGCCAACCTTTATATCCCTGGCCTTGGCCCATTCAGTCCCGAGACGCACCGTAAAGTTTTGTCCATTCTTGAACTCTTTCCTGGCGAAACCTATCGAGCGTTCCTTTATTGTGAACATCACCCTTTGGTCATTCATTTTTTGCCCCCCTTTAGCATTTCGATCCCCTTAGCATTGAAATAACTCTTAATTATTGTATTAACGCGCATTTCTTCTGCTTGCCTTTGCTCTTCGCTCAGTCCACACGCTTCTCCGTGGCTGAAAGAACGAAGATCCGAATAGCATCGGACGCACTGATACCATTCGGATCTTTTAGGATTCGCTATAAAAAAATTATGTGTGGTTTCTTCGATATCCATGGCTCCCCCCAGAGCGACTATTTAAGATTTATACTGGCCGCCGCCAAATTCAGTCTTCTGTTTGATCGACTCCTGGGCAGGCAAGGTGGTACCCTTGGCTGCAGATCCCGGGAAAAGCTGGCTCGGCCCGTTGGCATCTTCCTTGGTCGAGAACAGTTCAATCTTTGTGGTTTTTTCTTTCTTCTCTTTCATTGTCCGGTACTCCTTCCTTTTGTCCCTTATACGGGAAATTTTACCTGAACGCCACCCGCCATTGGGCCACTGACTGCGGCGCCCGGATAGACGAGATCTGTTGATTTCTTTGTCTCTGGAACTCCTGACACGGAATAGTCCATCTGGTGCTTTACATCTGGCTCAGTACAAACACCTTCGACCATCTGGCATCCCTCGCAGTGACAACATTCTTTACCGTACATTGGCTTTCTCCATCAAAAAGTCATTAAGTTGCTTGATTATTAGCATTTTTATGTCCACGAACTCAGGATAGAATGATTCTTCCAAGCATATAGCACTGTCATTCCTTTCAAACACAACCGGACCCTTCCAGCCATCTCGAATAACATGGCAGTCATGAGTCAGCGGTACCAGGTAGACGTCAGAAGGCTTTATTGCGGTCCCGCCACCACCTAAAGCCCTCTCATGGTGAGGATCGTTGAGCCCGTCTGGGTTCATCTTACCGCACCTGGCACAGGGTCTTCTACTTACAAAGTCCCGGTACTTCTTACTGCGCCAGAACTCTTCCTTCGGTTGTGGATTGAAAAATGCGTTCACCATATACCCCATGTAAAGCCAAATTAACCGAACGATTTTATAACTTTAGCCAAATTCCTGCCAATACAAGATGGTGTGACATTAAGAATTTTAGCTATTTCTTTCTTTCCGTACAATTCCCTAAAATATAGAGTTGATACTTTTCTCCTAAGACCAATATTCAATCTCTTCTTAAACTTTATTTTCTCCCAATATTCAAGACGCTTAAGTCTATTTGCCACTGCTTTCTTTGCCATGTCTTTCCTGGCCCATGCTGTTTGATCAGGTATCCCGAGAGCAAGTGAACACTCACACAGACGTTTTCCTTCTTTATAGAAAAGTCGTAATATTTCAACATGTTTAGGTTTTAGTCGTAAACTTTTTATTTTCTGCCAGGCTTCATATGCCGTATGGTTGTCCCGTCCGACACTATCGGTATGATAAAAGCTTACAAGGTCCAAATGTGTCATAGAACTGCCATAATCGCTTGACCCGTTAGCCATAACCTCTGAAGAATTCTGACCAACATAGTCCTGTGATACCCACAACTCAGCGGCCTGGCATAAATGCCCAGTCGTTAAACATCGTTTTTGCTGGCACTCTTCGCAATTCACTGGGCGATTCATTGCTACATTCACCTTCCTGTTTGGGCTCATGAGCGTCTTTAGCATCCTGTTCCGCCTTTCTTTTCGCGTTTTCCTTCAAGGCAGGAACCTTTATGGTTTGATGGAAACCGTCAGCTGTTGTATAGTCAGGGGTATCTAAGATTTCTTTATCATAGAGACCCAGTTTTACCAGCTCTTCATTATGGATAGCGCCGGCAAGATTCCATATTGCGGCTGCGAGATGATCCTCTTCCCGCTTCCCAATCATGTATTCAATCAAATGGCGAAGGCACGATCTGATATATTGAGATGTCGGCTGTCCAAGCTCCCAATTGCGCGCAGCATATTTTTTAGCGCCGGCTGCATAATGAGCTCCGAGACGTTTAAGCATGAACATCGAAATAAGGTCAGGGAACGGCTTACCTTCCTGGCTATCACGCCTTGATCCAGAATTAAAATCGTGATGAACACCCGAGTCTTTTATGGAATAGCCCGTATCGGTGGTTACAAACTCTTTGATATCCATTTAAATTTCCCCCTTCTCTATTAAATCAAAACATGTTACGGCTACTGCCAGGGCCTGCCATGTGTCTTCGACAATTCCAACTAACGGGCCTGGATTATGATGCAAATTATAATCAGGATATATTCTATCAATAAGATTTTTACGAACCACAGAATCATTTGTTTTTTTGACCTTTCCAATATGCCATCTTATTTTTGATCTTGTTATTAAATAGACCACGCCCCACGTCCAGGCACCCTTAAACACCCCTGCCTGTATTGCTGTATCGCTTACAGACGAACCCGAGTACCTCTGGCAGACCGGTTTCTCAATAGCCAGAACAGAAAAGCTCTTGAGAGTACAAAGACGAGATAGACTGGAAAGTATATAACTATTTTCAGAATATTGAGGATCAAATGGTTTTTCTCCATCCCAACCGCAAAGCGCGCTTTTAACCGGTCCAGGGTCTATACCTATAACAATCATCAGACAACCTTCTTAACCCTAAGATTTAGTCTACTTGCCGGTATTCTCCACGATTCAATAGGATTATCAGCTGTCCCAAGCAGTCTACCGTCGCCACCCAGTATAGATTCGCCAGTACGTTCTTTTACAAATCTCGGTGCTGTTGGAGATATGTTTATTTTGTCAATGCAATTTCGTAATACATTATTATAAAGTCTCATATTATTTCTACGCTTAAGATGTTCAGCTGAATCATTCCAAATTCCTGTTACACAAGATCTTTCAGGCATCATACCGAACTCAGACATATGGTCTATAGCATTTTCTTCAAGAATATCAGCAGCTTCGTTTATATAACCAAGCACGTTATCCTTTGTGACACCCACCCCCCGATCAACTATTTTTGGCAGATCCTCGGCTTTCACCCTGACTGTTCTTGCGGTCGGGTACGCATCGAGATTCTGGCAGTATTCATCCATCTGACAGTGCTGACACTTATTCGAAAACCGAGATTTTTCGGTAAAATAGCAATGTTTTTGCTGATCCCAGTGGCCGAAACTGCAATGATGCATCACATCAACAAAGCACAGGTTTATCGATTCATTCATATTTCGTATCCTTTCTGGGTATTTGTTTTTCCTCGTACTCTTCAGTGCGACGGCCCCTAAAGCCCGTTTGATGGATGCCTGCCAACATCCCCTTTGGTGGTCCAGGGGCCGTGGCGCTGAATGGTACGAAAAAATCCCGGGAACCTTTATGGCCCCCGGGATAATATCCTAAACGGGGCCTCTATCTATTTTTTGACATTAATAAACAGCGGGTTATAGTAAACTTCAAATGTCATGGCCGGCAAGTCTACGGTACTGGATTCTGCTGCACCACCACCAATTCCGCCACCGGGAGCAATCATCATATTACCACCGCTTGCAGCTACCGAAGCACCACCGCCAAGCTTTACGGACCATTCGGAACCATACAGCTTTTCACCAGCACTAACATGGACCCTTTTGATATGGGTATAACCAAGCTCTGAAGCTTTAAGCATTGCCTTGGCTTCCATACCAGCTGCCGAGCATACATCGTCATCACAATCCGCGTAAAGATAACCGGAGAATTCACCATCTGAACCAACACGGACATAATTGACACTCTCGGGCGGCTCAAAAAATACTGCCGTAAGAATACGAACATCAGAGGCATCCTTGGCGGCCATTTTAATTCCTTCGACTGGAAGTCCAGAGACTTTATCCATAATCGAACCAAATGTCAATGCATCATGGCCGCGGGATCTGGTTGTTTCAGAATCCGTATCTGGACCTGAAACGGGATTTATATGGTTCGGCTGCTCTTTATAGGTGACCTTATCACCCTCGACAACAACATTTGTGGTCTGTTTATTGCCAGCATTATTGGCGACAGCTTTCTGCCCCTGGATTGCAATGGCAGCCTGAGACTGTTCTTGGTCCTGGTCCTGTTTCTGTTTTTGATCCATATCGATTTCATTGTCGGTGTCGTTAAAAACAACCGCGCTTGCCTCTGGGGACAGGTTTTTGTTAAACATTCCGTTCCCGATGTCGATACTGGAATCTCCGCCATAGGCTTTAGCACTCGCATCAGCATCTCCGCCATAAGCCTTTGCATCTCCGCCACTTCCACCAAATGCGGTATTGATATTGGTGGTATTAGAAGAACCACTTCCATCGGAATCACTCACACAGCCGGCTGGACCCCAGGACGATCCCGGGGGGCATTTGTCAGACTTGGCATATGCCATATTAAATCCGGACACGATAAAGAATGAAACCACGATTGCCACTAAAACATTTAAAACGATTTTTACCATTGTGAATTCCCCCTGCTAAAGTTGAAAGATTAAACAACAATACAATTTAGAATACTATAACACAACCTGGTGAATTAGGGTACCGAATTAAAAAATATTTTTAAAACGGTATATCATCGTCTTCAGGTCCAGCAGGCATACCGAACGGTACCGGCTTTCCTTGAAACGTGTTCTCGGGCTCTTCGCGCCGGGATACTCCGCCACCACCATTCTTGCTACCAACAAATGCGAAGCTATCCATAATTATTTCAGTACGATATCTTTTACCGCTACCATCTTCTGGCTCCCAGGATCTGGTTTCGAGATGGCCCTCAAGGTAAATCTGATCCCCCTTTCCGAAATATTCACCCATCAGCTCTGCCTGTTTACGCCAGGCCACTATTGAATGCCATTCCGTTTTCTCTTTTTTATCACCGGAGTCCTTATCTTTCCATTGTTGTGACGTCGCAACGCTGAAATTTGCGACAGCGGTCCCGGTTGGTGTATATTTTACCTCGGGATCTTTCCCTAACCTACCTAAAACAATAACTTTGTTAACTCCACTCATAATATTTCTCTCCCTTTTTCGATTTGAGCACCAACACGCCTGGCACCCTTTTCAGTTTTTAAAAGACGTTTCATCATAAACACTGATCCTTCTGTTGTAAAAATAGAATATATCACTCCAGCTGCGATAGCATACCACCATTGGCCAGCATGGATGGCTGTCCATATGTTTTTAACAATCAATACCTGACATATGAACCAAACTCCATTAGAACCCCAAGCACACTTTCTATGATAACCCGGGTCCGCTGAATTTCTCGACCTCGATACGAGCGTAAAAAACATATTTTGTATAAATGCTACAATACCGAGCAATGTCAACATCATAAAGCTTTCCATCACACCCCCTTATTTGTGATTTGTCCAGGCGATAAAGTTGGCAACGACACCAAGCTCTTTATGCCAAACGAATGATTCTCCACCCGGGACTGCGTCTGTGAACATATTTTCATAGTGCCAGAAGTCTATCGGGCTCAAAGCTGTCAGCTGGCGCATTAAGACTCCGCCATGGGTAACAACCGGAGATGTTTTAACTTCGCCCTTTTTATGCTTATGTCCGTGGTGCCATTCAATATATTTTGCTTTTGACCACTCCGCCCTAAACACCTGGGCCATTTCATTGGCATAAGCAGCTGCTTTTGACGGTGGGATCTCATGGCACCAACCAACCAGAGTTTGGCCCCATAATCTCGCCTTACGATTATTTGGACCGTGATCGACATCGACATGTTTATCTTTCCGGAAGTGCTGGTCAATACATCTTGCCAGCCATTTTGAAGCATGCATGTCATGGTTGCCAGGTATTAAAATAACCTCTACCGGTGCAACAGATCTGCATTTATAAATATTTTTGATGGTTATATCGATAGCAGCATCCATAATTTTATCGAATCTGGTATCCATATCAAGAACATTTCTGCCCCTTGGGGTTACCCCCTCAAGGTTCTCAGCATGCATAAGGTCTTGCCCTAAAACATAGAAAATCTTTTCAGGTCTGAACGGAGAAACCCATTCAAGGTTTTGGGTGCAGGCATAACCATAATCGGCCACCCCTATCGTAAGGTCATAATCGCGCTGTTGCGTTTCAGCGGACCAGGCAAGCTTTCCGAGATGGGCATCAAGTGGAGCGACCTCTGCAGCGTATCCTGATTTTGATCTAAAATGAGTGGGAACAAATTTTGGATATTTAAACTCTGGAATTCGTTTTACAAGGCGTTCCATAGCCTCTTCTACCCGTTCACGAACCTGGCGGCGCAACCATACTTTGATTTGATAATTTCTTTTTGTAACCGGAACTTCAATCTCCTTACCTGAAGCAGAGATTTGTTTAATCTTCATCGTAACGTCCCAGAAATTAATAATCTTGCGCTCTATCTCCCAGACATTCATATCAACCTCTGCATAAGCGCATGCATCCTCGGCTGTCTTTATTGTGAAAGAGCTTGTCTGAACGGTCCCATTTAAATCACCGAATTCAACCTTGGCCTCTGACGGCCGGGTTACATCTGGACCCCTTCCATCAATCTCTTTATCCGTTGGCCGGCCACCAACCATTTTGTGATTATGATAATTGTCACCATATTTTTCTACCAAAAGCCTTTTGACAATCCTATGCACAAATGTATTACTTACTTTTATTTTTTTAGCTAAAACAGTGCGATTGAATTTTTCATTATTTTCAAAAGCCTCTTTTATGGCGTCTACTGATTTACTCATGGCATTTGCTCCTGTTTTTGGGTTACCTCGATGTCGTAAAACCGGGTGTGGTTCACATGGAACCTGGTGGAGAACATACCCGTTGGGCCATTACGATGTTTTGCGATATCGATATCGGCCTGGCCTTCAAACTTAATCGAAGCTTCATCGTTATATACTTCTGGTCTATAAATAAACATAACAGTATCAGCATCTTGTTCAATATTACCCGAATCGCGCAGATCAGATAGTTTCGGCCTTTTGTTTGGATTTGGTCGCCTCTCAAGCTCCCTATTTAACTGAGATAACAAGAGAAGAGGAATTTTAAGCTCTTTAGATAAAGCTTTCAAACCCCTGGTTATTATCCCTATTTCGTGATTCCTATTTTCTGCCTTTGCCCCTATGATCAGCTGTAGATAGTCGATAATTATCAGCTTGATATCAGGGTTAAATCTTATATATTGTCTTGACCGGCGCTTTATTTCGGATACACTCAGACCACCAGACGGATCGATAAAAATTGGCCACTGGTAAACTTTTTCTTTTGCAGAATTTATTTTATCCAAGTCATCAGTCCCAAATTGACCAGTCCTAAATTTCATCAGATTAACCATGGCTTCGCCGGCAATGATACGATCTATCAGCTCGTCTTCTCCCTGCTCCATCGAAAAAATTAGACTACCCTGGCCGGCAGAGGCAGCGTTTTTGCTGATATCAACAGCGAGTGACGTCTTGCCCATGCTCGGCCTGGCAGCTAAAATATTCAATCCTGGCTGAAGACCGCCAAGTAGATAATCCATCATCCGGTAACCGGTTGGGACACCAGACACTTTGCCGCGGTTTTCGTGGAGATCCTGATATCTATCCCCCGCGGACATGACCAGGTCGCGCATTCCAAAGATTGTACCCTGTCCCCCATAAAGGCTGATCTCATTTGCTTTTTCCTGAAAGAAATCAATAGTTTCCTCGGCATCACCCTGGTCCGTGTAACATCTCTTCTCGACAGCGTTGCAAACTTCAATCGTCCGCCTGAGAGATGCTTTTTCACAAACTTTCTTGATGCAATAGTCAAGATCCATTGCTGGTGGGAAATCAAGAACTCTTGATATAAAACCCGCACCCCCTATCTCGTCCAACTCCCCAGACTCCCTGAGATACTGCATCAGGGTAACGGCATCAACCTTGATCTGGGTCCGGTACATCCGTGTCATTGCCCGGTAAATCTTCCCATGGTTTGTACGATAAAAATCATCTGGGAGTAAGAGATCAATGGCCTGCTCGATATTTTTATTATCTATCAAACACGATGCCAGGATCGATTCCTCGATTTCGATTGCTTGCGGTGGCAGTTTTTGAAATTCAGTTTTCAAGGATTCTCCCCATGTCCTCTGGTGTTAAACTTCTTCCTGATGCAAGATTTTCCGGGTTTTTACACCCTGGATCAAATGTGAGTCGGTTTCTAACCCATGTCTGCCAAGCGGCATACCAGTTTGCCATCTTCGAATTTTTCTTGCTATGGTATAACACGAAATCGGTGAAAACAGGTACTAAATCACACAACATTTTTTTACGCCTTGCATATTTTACAAACAATTCAGGAACTTCTTCACGCTCATACATTTTGAACAATTCTTTTGGAAGCGTATATTTATTTTTTTTCTGGTATTTATTAAGCTCTTCGACGGTGGTAACAATCTCAGCTCCTGGTGGGAAAACATCATCAGCGGTCGTAAAAACATGATCAGTCTTGAAGGAAAGGGGGGATTTAGGGGGGATAGGATTAGTATTTATATTTATATTATTATTATTTTTTTCTTTTAGGGGGGTCTGGGGGGATCTTTTCTTTTTGCTTTTGTTTTTTTCTGTTGTTTTTTCTATCTCAGAAATCAAAATATCAAAATCCGGACCCCTATTGGGAGAAAATTCCTCACCTTCAATAGCGGATTGTAAATTCTCTGCAAGCATAGAAAGTGCTTTAATAACTGATGATATTGACTTAGAAATTACAAAAGTACTTTCCTGTATAGCTTCGCACAGATCATCTATATTTAAATTGCTTATTTCACTCATAATTCATTCCCCCTTTAAATTAAATTATTCAGTTTCGTTGATATCGTCGTATTCGTTCGGATCTGGAATGTAAACATTGTATTCCGAGGACATCCAGCGTTTGATAGTATCAATATAGTCCCAGAATTCTGGCGACTCCATCTTTGCGGTGCTCTTTGTTACTGGGAACCCAACAACTTTTTCCTCTGTTAAAAATCTAAATTTGAGACCTTCGTGGACCATATCTTTTTCATGGGGTTCATAGCCAAATGCCTGGCAGACATATTTTACAACAACCCCAAAATAATAATTATTAGCCTCTAAGCTCCTGATTTTTACTACACTGTCTTTCTTGATTACAACAGATACGATGGTGTCTGGCTTAAACCCAGATAGCCATTGGCGGTGGGAATTCTTGAACCTCTCAAAGATCACAGGCTCATGGTTTGAATTTATTTTTGCGAGGAATTTAGGTATATGCATAATAAAACTCCTAATATAGCACGTTTACTTGAATTAAGGAACCAGATTTTCGATAAAATTAATAAAAAAGCATTTATTTTTCATCAGATTATACAAATTGTCTGCTGCTATCTCATCTATCTCTTCTGGCGTTTTATAATAGCCACATAATTTATCCAATCTTTCAAGCTCGGTCATGATATAAAGTCTTCTTGCCACCCTGCCTTTGGCCA